ATTTGTATATGTTGCTATACTATCTTTTAAAGATTGCTCGCTATAGCTTGAATTATTTATTATATACCATTTGCCTAGTGATTGAAAAATCCTTGAATTTGTCACCCTTAGCATCATTTCTAGTACTTCCTTTGCATCCATTATATCATTACCATCCTCAAACCATGCATTTTGATATTGAGGTGCAATCTCATCCCATAAACTATAAGTGGTGCCAGCGGCTCGCCTTCTAATATCATTAGAAACATAAAAATCTAAATCTAAATCTAAATAATCCAAAATACTAGATAATGTACTTGTAAAAGTTTTTCCAGTTACTTGAGTTATATTAATTGGATAATCAAAAGATTTTAATAATCCTAAACCATCCAAAGCATTAACCGTAATTGGAAATGGTTTTGTTGTAATAGCTTCTGAAAAATTATCAGCTACAACCCACCCAGTCCAAAATATCTGATAATTATCTGAGGCATCTTTATAGTATAAATCAACCCTATATTCACGTTCATTAAATTCATAAAAATTATCATAATCAACAGCATCGGTAATAAAAAGATTTAATAAACATGAGGATCCTTTAATTGGTGAATAAAAATCGTCATCACCCTCCCAAGATATTTCAATAGGATTTGAGGTTCCTATAATTGGCAAAACTGATGATGTATAATCTTTTTTTAATATTTCTATTTTTTTGTCATTTTCAGAATCATCAGAAAACTCCAATCTATATTTTATTCCGTATGCCATTTATATAATTCTATTTCTGTTATTATTTGCTCTTTGTAATGCCACAATTAAATCCTGACCTTTTAAAACAAATTCCCCACCCACCTGAACACTAGAACCAACTCTTTCTCCAAACATCTTTTGTAATTTATCAAGTGGCGCAATAACTTCAGGGTTTGATCTAGCACCAGGATATTCACCCATTAATCCCATAGTTGGAGTGCTTACTATCCCACCTTTAGCAAATTTTTTAGGTTTCTCAATTTTACCAAATACTCCTTTTACAGCAACAGCCGTAGCAGCTAATAATGCTGGTAAAACAAATGCGGCAAATGGACCAGAAGCCGCCGCCGTTTCCGTAGCTGCAACCGCACCCAGTCCTAGTGCAGTGGCTAAAGTGGCACTTAACGCCGCCATTGCTGACTGTATTAAAGTACCTACGAAAGTACCTAAAGCACTCTCGCCCATCCCTAATGACTGAGCAATTGAATCTCCTAAAGCTCCAAATGCTCCCTGCATTGCACCAATTAATTGAGCTTGTATTTCTTTAAATGCGTTTGTTTTTTCATTATAATTATCTATTATTTCCTTAACCTTAGCATCTCTAGCCGTCTGTAATGCATCCGTTGCAAGATCAAATTTTATTGCTTCATCTATTAATGTTTGATAATAATCTTTTGTGTTTTGTATTTCTAAATTTTTCCTTTGTTCATCTGTAACAGCTGATGCATCATAAATTTCAGTCATTAAATCAACCTTTTTTTGGTTTGAATCTTTTGTAATTGTAGCCAATGCCTCTCCTTTTGCTGTTTCTAGCTGTTTTACAATATCGGCATTTCCTTTATTTAATTTAATTAAGTTGTCATAATGTGCAGTAGTGGCTTTTAATTCAGCGGCAAATCTTTTCGCATCTGAAGTTAATAGTGCTTTGTTAGTAGCTTCTTTTAATTTTAATAGATCAACTGAAGTATCAAAGCCGCCACCACCACCTCCACCAGTATCGCCGTCAGATTCAGGCGAATCGTCAGTTTCTATATCAGCTTCTATTTTTATTTTTGTTTTTAACCCTGCAATATTTGCCAAACCATCTTTTACACCTTGAAACAACTCTTTTTGAGCGGCATCTGTTTCTGTTTTTATAACCCCTACAATATCCTCAAAAGATCCGTATAATGTTTTAGCAACATCCGCCAATCCTCTTTTTATCATTTCACTATCAAAAGTAAATGCGCCTTTTAATATAGTACCAAAATTTCCAAATAATTTAGATAGATTTTTAATTGTTCCCATTATTATTCCATAAATTATTTTCATTTGTGTTTTAACACCAACCTTAAAAACCTTAAAGGTCATAACCATTGACTCAATTAAAACCCGAAATCCAAAAGATTCATTATATAAATCAATAAAATAATTAGCAACATCCAAAACAGCTTTTTTAATTGGCTTCCAATTGTTTATAATAATATAAGCTATTAGAGCTAAACCAGCGATGATAGCGCCAACAGGTCCCATCATAACAGTTAAAGCGGTTCCAACCGCTGGAGCTATTGTGATTATAGATCCCAAAGCCAATAAAACTGGACCAATTGCGGCAGCAAATAACCCCACCACAACAATAATTTTTTTTGTTTTATCATCTAAGTTTGTGAATTTAGTAATTAATTGATTTCCATAATTTACAATTTTAGTAAATGC